TTTTTTTTTTTTTTTTTTTTTTTTTTTTTTTTTTTTTTTTTTTTTTTTTTGTAAGACGAATATAACTATGCCGATATTAATCAAGGCCTTTTAGTTAAACTTAGATAGCCATTCTACGTGGCGTTCGTTGTAATCATTCGCATAATAATCTGTCATATCCGGGTGGAGAAGTCCATCTTCTCTATCACGCTGGATCGCATCATTTAGTGCTTTAAGTCCTTTTTCATAGGTATCTCGTCCATGATGAAATAATTCTTGCAGGTAATTTTCTTCAATAAGACTCTTCATCATCTCCACTTTGGGATGTCCTTTGCGCTGCCAATTCACTATTCCTGCAATTGTTTCCATTTCAATAGGCGCGCGTATTTTTGTTGAGTCTCCTGGTTCTGGGGTCCATTTCCGTTTAAGGAAGGTCACCTCGTTGTTCAGCTTTCTGTAATCATAATCTTCACCGTTCTTAGATTCTGGCGTTATGACGATCAAGTACCGAGCAAACCAATCACGCATAGTCCGGAAGGTAATAATCTCTTCCAATAGTGGATGTATCGATAAAACGAAATCATCTCCATAGACTAAAATTTCCATCATTGCCATTAACTGGTTTATGGAGTAATTGTATCCTGCTTTGTCTGTCAAGTCTTTTACGCACATTATCAAATATTGAATGTTGACACATGAGTTCAAAGGTGCTGTTACGGGGATTCCTGATGGTATTCCTTGGGCTTTCCGGTATAGTAAGTTCCGGCATACGACATAAGTATGGATAAATAGATAAACTAATCCCATTCTTACTTTACGCCCTATTGGATCTGGTTTCCCTAATTTTTTGTCGTATATATCTGAAATGGCGTCTGCTGCATTAAGCATGCATTCACCATCTGCCTGGCTGTCGAAAGATTTGAAATCTGCAGCTATGCACTTTCCTCCCCATTTATTCATTCTGTCATACAATACAGTCCATTGCGGTCCATATGCATCAACTCCAATTGCTAACGGGATTCGGGTGCAAGCTGAGACGGAAGCTGCCAAGAAAGCTCCAAAGTAGCGTCGGGTCAAGATTGTAATACTCATCGCCAGTGTCATAAATAGCCTCACTTTCGCGATAGCCACTTTAGCCAAAGGCAAAGTCTCGTCCTTCATAGATGACGACGCCGGTGAAAAGACTTCACGTCCTTCCTTCAAATCATTTTCAATTCGTTCGAGATCGTGCAGCAGGTACTTTCCTCGATTAGTTACTTGGCCAACTCCCGTCGGCTTGTGTTCCTCATCTCTGATTTCCCACTTCTGCTCGCTCTCAGGCAATTCCTTGCCTTGTTTGTCTTTGAAAACAGTCCTTCTCACGAAAGCATGCTTTCCTTGATGACCATCCGATAATTTTTGATATTCAGTGCCGGGTGAAGAGTGCATATTCATAGCTTGCAAACTTCCTCCATCTCCATTGAGTCCCTTGTCCAAATCCATAATCGACCAGTCGTGATATTCCATAGGCATTAACGCAAGAGTTAATCCTTCCTTAGCAAATTGTAACAAGCGCTTAGGAAAAGGATTTGTCTCCTTTGTATATTTTGATTCAGCTAGTTCTTGTGGCTGAATACCTAATTTCTTCACTTCCGGATCTATATTAGGGTTCGATAGACTAAGTGGTGATGGTGCGTGCACATTCTTTAAAACTTTGTCATGCATGATCGTCTTTCTAAAGCTGGTCTCATAACGTGGAACAACCTCCAATCTAGTACTCACTATTGCATAGTTTTTGTATCCTGG